TTCTACTCCGTGGCGCCGGGACAAATCACCGTCATCACCGGCACCCCCAACAGCGGCAAATCCGAGTTCCTGGATGCCATGTTGATGAACCTGGCGGAGCAGGGGGACTGGGAGTTCTGCATCTATTCGCCGGAGAATGCGCCGACCTCGACGCACCTGGTCAAGCTGGCGGAAAAGCGCAGCCGCTTGCCGTTCAATCGCGGCCTCAATCCGCGCATGACGCTACCCCAATACCGGGCCGCCTGCGGCTTCATTGCCGAACGCTTTTTCTGGATCGATCCGGAGTACAAAACGCCGGAAGAGATCATCGCCGGCGCCCTCCGCTACAAGCAGCGCAGCAAGCATCTCGGCATCGTGCTCGACCCCTGGAACACGCTCGACCACCAGCGCAACGGCATGAGCGAGACCGACTATGTGAGCCTGGTGCTGACGCGGTTGATCCAGATCGCGCGACACTCCCGCGCCCATCTTTTCGTGGTTGCGCACCCGGCCAAGATCTACCGCGGCAAGGATGGCACCCGCCCCATCCCGACACCCTACGACATCAGCGGCGGCGCCCATTGGTACAACAAACCCGACAACATCATCACGGTCCACCGGGATCAGGCGGAGGGCTCCCAGGACGTCGAAATCCACGTCCAGAAAGTGCGCTACAAGCACATCGGCCACAACGGGGTGGCCGTGCTCAAGTGGGATAAGGTGAACGGACGCTATTTCCAGTACGACGGGCCGTCGATTGCCGGCGAGTTCTACGCCGACCCCCAGCGCGGAGCGCCACCGAAACCATGAAAAAGGAAGTCGCCATCAATCAGTTAGGAACACCTGCTGCCAAGCATGCGTTGCAGCCCCTGCCCGCAGCCGAGCAGCGGCGTCGGTTGCCGCGGCTCCAGACGCGCATCGGCACTGCGCAGAGCGCAGAGCGGGCACGCATGCACATCAAGGCGCTGGCGCTGGTGCGCCTGCTGCACAACGTCGCTGACGGCAAGAAGCAAGTCGAGCCGCATCAAGTGACGGCCGCGGTCGCATTGCTGCGCAAGGTGATGCCGGATTTGCAGGCCACACTGATCGGTGGCGATCCGGCATTGCCGATCACCATTGTCACGCGGATGGAATGATGGGCAAGGCATGGGCCAAGCCGCCGTGGGCCAAGCAGGGGCCAACCATCGACATCACGTTAAAGCCGCGCGATTGGCAGCGGCCGCTGCGCAACTACTTCCACGATGGCGGCAAGCGCGCGGTTGTGGTCGCACATCGGCGCGCGGGCAAGGACCGCGTTGCGCTGTTCATCGAGTTGGAGCAGATGCTGCGCATGCGCTGCGAAGTGTGGCATTGCTTGCCGACCTACAAGCAGGCGCGCAAAGTGGTGTGGGACGCATTGACCGGCGACGGCCAGCGCCTGATCGACATCGCGTTCCCGGCGAGCATCGTGCGCAAGCGCATCGAGGATGAGATGAAGATTGAACTCATCACCGGCAGTCTGTGGCGTCTCGTCGGTGCGGACAACTTCGACATGCTGGTGGGTGCGAATCCGCGCCACGTGACGTTCAGCGAGTACGCGCTGACCAGCCCCAAGGCGTATGAGTTCGTGCGCCCGATCCTGGCGGAGAACGGTGGCTCGCTGCTGTTCATCACCACGCCACGCGGCTACAACCACGCGCATGCGCTGTATGAGCACGCCAAGCAGACGCCCTCGTGGTACAGCGCCATTCATCCGGTGAGCGACACCGGTTTGATCGACGTGGAGGTGCTGGCCGAGGAGCAGCGCACCATGCCGGATGAGTTGTTCCGGCAGGAGTACGGCTGCGACTTTAGCGCGGCGAACGTGGGCTCGATCCTCGGCAGCTACATTGAGCAGGCCGAGCGCGACCACCGCATTGTAGGTGCAGACTTATACGACCCGAGTGGTGCGCCGATCGAACTGTTCAGTGACATCGGCTTCCGCGACGCGGCGGCGTGGTGGTGGGTGCAGCCGTGCCAGAACGGCTACAACATCATCGACCACGACGAGGCGACCGGGCTCGATGCCGAGCAGTGGATCGAGCGCATCCGGGCGAAGCCGTGGAGCGCGCGCGGCCAGCGCTTGGGCTGCGTGCATCTGCCGCACGATGCGCGGGCCAAGACCTTCCGCAGCCGCCACACGGTCGTCACCGTGTTCCTCAACAGTCAACTGGCCGACCGCTACAGCGTGGTGCCGCAGACCACGATCGCCGATCGCATCAATGCGGCGCGGGTGTTCGCGCGGGTGTGTCGCTTCAACCGTGCAGCGTGCGCCGCGGGGCTGCATCATCTGCGCGAATGGCACTACAAGTTCGACGAGGACAAGCACAACTTTAGCCGTGAGCCCGAGCATGACGAGCACTCGCACAGCGGCGATGCGTTCAGCTACGCAGCCGTGGCTTTAAAGCCCTACGTGCCGATCGAGGCGCCCGTGACCGACCGCGATGTCGGCGTGGAAGCCAACTATGCGTTCGACCTGAACCGACTATTCGAGGACCGCGATGCCGCCTGATCCCGTCATGCCGCCGCCAGCGCAGCAACAGCAGCCGCCACCCTATCTCGCCGAGCCCAAGCCGCCACAACAGGCAGGGGCTACGCCCGAGCAGCAGGAGCACCTGACGCCCGAGTATTGGGCCAAGGAAATCGCGGCATCGAAGAAGTGGTTGCAGAAGTGGCACAACCGCGCCAAGACCATCGAGCGCAAGTACCTGCTGGCCGATCAGGACGCCAGCAACAACAACCGCGACGTGTCGCGCTTCCCGCTGTTCTGGTCGAACGTGCAGACCACGCTTGCCGCGCTGTACGGACAGATACCCAAGGTCGATGTCGACCGCGCCAACCTCGATCCTGGCGACGATGTGGCACGGGTGGCTGCGGTCATCCTCGAACGCATCTTCCAGTTCGAGGCCGACGACCTTGAGAACAGCCCCTACTACGTGCTGCAGGACTGCATCCTCGACCGGCTGGTAGCCGGCATGGGCGTGTCCTGGGCACGCTACGAGTTCAAGTCGCAGGACTTCACGGTTGGCGGTGTGATGGACGACGCGGGTGCCCCGCTGGTGATTCCCATCATCACCGAGGAGCGCGCGCCGCTCGACTACGTGCGCTGGCAGGACTTCCTGTTCAGTCCCTGCAAGCGCTGGCAAGAGCGGCGCTGGGTGGCGCGACGGGTGCCGATGACCGCGGAGGGGCTGCGCAAGCGCTTTGGCGACGCTGCGAGCGGGGTGCCAATGGCGTTGAAGTCATCGGCGGTCACCCGTGCGGCCAGCGACGATGATCCGCTGCGCGCGCTGACCGAGGACATGGCTGACGTGTGGGAAATCTGGTGTGGCTCGACCAAGTGGGCCTACTGGTACGTGCAGGGCCATGATCGCCTGCTCGACGCCAAGCAAGACCCGCTGCAACTGCAGGACTTCTTTCCGGTGCGCCGGCCGCTGTGCGCGACGGCGTTGACCAAGGCGTACATCCCGAAGCCCGACTATGACTATGCCAAGAGCCAGTACGACGAACTGGACCTGATCGCCAGCCGTACCGGCATGTTGACCGAGGCTTTAAAGCTGGTGGGCGTGTACGACAAGGCGGCCGAGGGCGTGCAGCGCATGCTCAACCAAGCGAGCATGAACCAGCTTATTCCGGTGGACAACTGGGCCATGTTCGCCGAGAAGGGCGGCATCAAGGGACAGGTCGATTGGCTCCCGCTCGACGTTGTAGTCGCCGCCTTACAGTATCTGGTGCAGCGCAAGCAGACGCTATCGCAGGAGGTGTTCGAGTTGCTGGGCATCAGCGACATCCAGCGCGGCATGGCGCAGACCAAGGAAACCGCCACCACGCAGCGCTTGAAAGCGCAGTTCGGCAGCGCCCGCGGTGCCCGCGGCAGTGAGGAAGTAGCGCGCTTCGTTACCGACAACTACCGCATGCGGGCGGAAATCATCTGCCGCCATTGGCAACCGCAGACCATCCTGTACGTGTCGCAGATCGACAAGACCCCCGACAAGGCGCTCGCCGCCGAGGCGGTGAAGCTGCTCAAGAGTGATCCTAGCGTCGCCATGCGCGTCAAGATCAGCGCCGACAACGTGACCGCGCCCGATTGGGAACTGGAGAAAGGCCAGCGGGTCGAGTTCCTGACCGCCATCAGCGGCTTCATCACTGCGGCGCTGCCGTTGACGCAGACTTCGCCCAGCGCGGGGCCGTTCCTGATCCAGATGCTGCAGTGGACTGCCAGCGGCTTTAAAGCTGGCAAGCAGATCGAAGGCGTGCTCGATCAGGCGCTGCAGGCGATCCAGGCGGACAAGGCCAAGGGACCGCCGCCACCGCCGCCGCCGACACCGTTCGACAAGAAGGAAATCACCGCGGCCGAGGAAAACCGGGCCGGTGCGCAGAAGGAATTTGCCGAGGCGGTCAAGACGCTGGTTGAGCTTGGCATCGACCCCATGATGGCGGCGCAGCAGTTGCAGATGTGGAGCATGCAGAACGCGCAGGCGGTGCAGGGTATGCAGGCGCAGGCGCCAACGCCAGCCGGCGGGCCAGCAGCGGGACCGCCGCAAGGTGGGCCACCGGGCGGCCCCCCCGGCATGCCGCCGGGTGCTGGTCTGCCGCCGCGCCCGCCCGGCCCCATGCCGGCGCTGCCCGGCCTGCCGGGGGTGTAGGTGAAGGCGTGAGCGCCGAGGAAGGGCTTTACACGCTTGGCATCGCTGCCTTCATGGTGGCGCTTTGCACGGTGTACGTGCGGCTGTTCCGTTGGCTCGACGAGGGAACCATGAAACGACGCTTCATTCAGGACCGCGAGACTTTGGAGTTTCATGAAGTCAGCAGCGACTACACCCAGGATGTAGCTAATACCGACAGCGCGCTGTGGGGCGATCGGCACTACGAGGGCATGCGTGCCAGCGATGGGGCCGACATCAGCACCCGCAGCAAGCACCGTGAATACATGCGCCAGAATGGTCTCACCACGATTGATGACTACGGCCATGACCACTGGCAGAAGGCCGCCGCGCAGCGTGATCGCGTCGCCCGCGGTGACGATCCCAACCGCAAGCACGACATCGTGCGCGCCATTGCCCAACTTGAGAGCACCCGTCGATGAACTCGAACCCTGATACCGAAGCACCGCCTACACCCGTCGAAGATGCGCCGCCGAGCGTGCGGGATGCGTTGAACGAGGCCATCGCGGCGCACGCACCGGACGAAGGCGCCAAGGCGCCCGAGCCCGGTGGCGTTGCCGCCCTGCTGGCCGAGGGTGCCACGCCGCCCACAGGCGACGCGCCGAAGGCACCGGCTACCCCCGTGCCACCCGCCCCCGACGCGGCGCCTGCAGCCCCGGCGCCGGCCAGTTGGAAGGCGAGCTTGCGCGAATACTGGAAGACGCTGGCGCCGGAAGTGCAGCAGGAAATCCAGCGCCGCGAGAACGAGCAGGTCGGGCGCATGCGCGAGAACGCGGTGATGCGCCAGCACGTCGATCGCTTCAATTCGATCGTCGAGCCGTACCGGGCGCTGATGGAAGCCGAAGGCGGCGAGCCGTTGGCGGCGTTCCACGACTACCTGAAAGCGGCAACGTTGCTGCGCACCGGGGCGCCCAACGATCGCGCCGCCTTCGTTGCTGCGCTGGTGCAGCGCTACGGGGTGCCGCTGGATGCGCTCGACGCCCATCTGGCGCAGGCGATTCAGCGCGGCCCCGGCGCTACCTCGCCGCTGTACCCGACGCAGCAGGCACAAGCGCCGCAGCAGCAGCCGCAGCAGTTCCGCGATCCGCGCCTGGATGCGCTGCTGGCGCACGTCGAGCAGCAGGCCAGCGGCCAGATTCGCAATGAAGTCAGCAGCTTCAAAGCCGATGGCAAGCATGAGTTCTTCGACGACGTGCGGCTGACGATGGCCGACGTGATGGACGCGGCGGCCAAGCGCGGGATCGAGATGAGCATGGAGGATGCCTATCAGCGCGCCATTATGATCGAGCCCGAAGTGCGCAAGGTGGTAGAGCAGCGCGGCGCCCGCATGAACGCCTCGCAGGCCGCACGCACGCTGGCCGCGGCGCGGCATGCGTCGTCCAGCTTGCCCAGCGGGGAGGCCCCGCCGGCGGCCCGGCTCAACACCACCAACGGGCTCGCCGCCCCCTCGGTGCGGGAGTCGCTGCTGGCCTCCATTGACACCCTGCGCACGAACGCGTAATTTTTACAAGCTCGCAGCACAGTAACGCCTTCGGGTACGAACCCGGCCAGCACGGCCGCGCCATCCTCTGCCCCGGAGCGAGCGTGTCTTTAAAGGACACGGCTCCCCCACCGAAAGAGGCGACGACTTGAAGCGATTTTGCTTTTATCGTCAACTTTCTATGGGGGAATCATGTCCTTCCCAACCGTCACTGACATAGTCGCTTGACCTCGCCAAACGAGGCGACTTTAAACCGGATGAATTAGGCGAAAACCGAGAACCGGCAACGCCTAGCCAAGCAAGCGGGGGAACCTGCTTGAAGGTGTAACGACTAGGGGCATACCACGAGAACCGTGATGAAGCCTCCACGAGCCTCCGGCAACGCTTGCAAAAGCGTTGATGACATAGTCTGAGCTGTACGGGAACGTACAGAAGCGCGGATAAAGAGCCGCGCGATAACAGGACTGACCACGATTGAGTCACGTTCGCGCCAGATCGCGGACAACGTAACGAATAACAACGCTGGCCTTGCCTACATCAAGGACAAGGGCAACGTAAAGACCATTTCCGGCGGCTCGGAAATCTTGGAGGAACTGTCCTTCGCCGAGAACAGCAACGGCGGCTTTTATTCCGGTTACGACCTGCTGCCGGTCGCGGCGCAGGACGTCATCAGCGCGGCCCGCTTCACGCTGAAACAGGCGGCGGTGCCGATCGTGATGAGCGGCCTCGAAGACCTGCAGAATTCCGGCCGTGAGCAGATGATCGACCTGCTCGACGCGCGTATCAGCGTCGGCGAATCGACCATGGCGAACATCCTGTCGTACGGCTTCTACGGCGACGGCACCAGTGCTGGCGGCAAGGCCATCACCGGCATCGACGCTGCGGTGCCTTCCGACAGCGCCACCGGGCGTGTCGCCACCAGCACCTACGGCGGCATCGTGCGCGCCACGTGGGCCTTCTGGCGCCCGTACTTCAACCTGATGGCAGCAACGGCCACGCCGACTACGCTGCCGGCGGCGATGAACACCACCTGGGCCAACTTGGTCCGTGGGCAGGATCGCCCCAACGTCATCATCGCCGACAACTTCATGTGGGGCATCTACATGGCGTCGCTGCAGAGCATGCAGCGCTTCACCAACCCCGACAGCGCCCGTCTTGGCTTCCCCACGGTCAAGTTCATGGACGCCGACGTGGTGCTCGACGGCGGCATCTACTTCGCTAGCTCGTCCTGGGGCAGCGGCGCGCCGGCTAACACCATGCTGTTCCTCAACACCAAGTACCTGAAGTGGCGCCCGCATGCGCGGCGCGACATGGTGCCGCTGTCGCCCAACAAACGTTATGCAATAAATCAAGATGCGGAAGTCACCATACTTGCGTGGGCAGGAAATTTAACGTGCTCTGGTCAGTATTTTCAGGGGCGCCTGAAGAGCCCGTAAGACTCTAGATACAAAGACGCAGACTTCCGCGCCCAAGACGCAGTTGATATGATGTCACCTTCATTATCCTGTCGGGGGTGGTCATGTCACATGGGCGCGGAAGCTGCACGGTCAACATCTTGGGCCATCGTTTCGGCCGGCTTACGGTTCTCTCGTGGGCCGGTACGGATGCGCAACGGGGGTCGATGTGGCGCTGTCGATGCGATTGCGGGGAAGAGCGGATTGTGCGCAGACGCAACCTCATTACACCCGGCAACACGGTTTCGTGCGGGTGTCATCGTTCGGACGTGCAGACGCATCGCCTGCGTAAGCACGGCAACGCGGGCGGTCATCGCGAGCGGTCGAAGGAATACACGGCATGGCAGAACATGATCCAACGCTGTTACAACCCGCGAAACAAGCGCTTTAAGAGTTACGGGGCAAAGGGCGTTGTGGTGTGCCTGCAATGGCGTGAGGACTTCGCGGCATTTCTCGCCGACGTGGGACCTGCGCCTACACCAGACTCCTGTATCGACCGCATCAACCCGTTCGGTAATTACGAGCCCAGCAACATACGTTGGATAGACGCGAAAACGTCAAACCGTAATCGCCGTTAACAACTCTTAACGAGGAGAACTATCATGCCGGCCGGTTTACCCAGCGACTCGCTTGCCAACAATCTCGCCAACCCCACGGGGGGTCCGATTGATCCCCGCAACCGCGCCGTTATCTTCGATCCACTGTCGGGGCCGAAGGGCTCGCCGTTCGACAAGGGTTCCGCGGGCACGGTGTCAACCGGGGCGCTGAGCACCGGCATCGGTATCGGCCCCAACTACATCAACGGCCCCGGCGTCAGTGCGCCGCTCGCCATCTTCGCGGCCGGCTTCAACGACAACATGGTGCCCGGCAACAAGGTGACGGCTTATGCCCCTGCGCCGCCGCCCGGCGTGGTGACCACCAACGCGATGGACAGCACCCGCATGTACATCGGTGGCGGGCGCACCATCGCCAACGCCATCTCTCCCGACAAGTTCACGGTGCCGTTTGTAGCCAACCCCTACACCGCGGGTATCGCCTTGTGTGCGGCCGGTAACGGCGGCTCGCGCGATGCCGGTGCCGGCCCGGCCTTCACCGGGTTCCCGATGAAGCTGGTGTCGGCTACGGGCGCAGTCGCCAATGGCGCGGTAGTCGAAACTGGTTTCGTCAATCGCAGCGGCATCGCGCTGGCTACGGGCATGTCGGTGTTTGGTTCGGACGCGGCTGCGCTGGCCGTGGCCTCATAAGGAGCAGTCATGCGCTACGCATTTTTTGATCGTGATGGCGTCGAGTACGTCCGCATCCTCGTCGGTGCCGACGCCGTGGAACGGCCGGCAACGGACGAGGATCACAAGACCGCGGAAACGGAAAACGCCGCCGAGGACGCGGCACAGGCTGCGCTCGCTGCGGCGCTGAAAGAGCGGCAGGCGCGTGAGGCCGAGAACGAGGCGCGTGCGCTGGGCCAGGAACCGGCGCCCTATCGCGCCGACGAGCCGACGCAGAAAGAGCTTGAAAAAGAGTTCGACGCCGGGCTTAAGGATGAACTCGACGACAAAGCGGATAGGAACGGCAAGCACAAAGGGAAGCACAAAGGTGCTGAGTAATGCCTAGCGTCAGCGACAAGCAGCGTAGGACCATGCAGGCGGTCGCGCACAGCCCCACGTTCGCGGCCAAGGTGCAGGTTCCGCAGACGGTAGGCGCGGACTTCAATCGCGCCGATCGCGGCACGCAACTGCTACGGCAGGCCATGACCGCGGCAGCACTGCGCAAGAAAGGACCGTGATGGGCGCAACCAGCGGGCAAGCCGCACCGAACTACGGACAGATGGCGGGCTTTGCCGGGGCGCCACCGGGTGGGCCACCGATGGGACTGCCGCCGGGTATGCCCATGCGTCCGCTGTCGCCCGAAGGTATGCAGGGCATGCAGGCGCTGCAGCAGTCGCAGCTGCAGCCGCGACCGCCGATGAGCATGCCACCGGGCGGGCCGCCGATGGGTATGCCGCCGGGTGGACCACCACAAGGTATGCCACCGGGCGGCGGGCCGCCGATCGGCATGCGCCCGATGGGCGGGGCGCTGCAGCAGGGCGGCGCGTTACCGGGCGCGCTGCAACAACAGATGATGCGGGCGCAGGCGCTGCGCCGTTAACCAGCGCCAACACGTTTACCCAGCTAGGGAGCACAGACGATGGAAACGTTCGAACATGACCCGAAGGATTTCACCCCTGGCGACAGTCGCAAGGGCGATGAGCATCTGGCCGTGCGCTTTTTTCGCAAGGCTGCGCGTGATGACGTGGCGAGCGCGGCTGAAGGCGTGATGCGCTTTAAAGAAGTGGACATGATTCAGATCATGGTGCCGGGCGATCGCGACAACGTGATCGTGCGGCCCGCGGGCGCGGGCGACATCAACCGCTTCGGCAAGCAGTACGAGGATTGGAAGCGCAACGAAACCAGCGAGCAGTTGAACGGCGTGCCGCTGGAACTGTGGGGCAAGCTGTCGCTGGCGCAGGTCGAGGAATACCGCTACATCGGGGTGCGGACCATCGAGCAGTTGAGCCAGCTATCCGACAGCGCCTGCATGAAGCTGCCGGGCTCGCTGGACCTGAAACGCAAGGCCGCGGAATTCATCAACCTGCAGAAAGACGAAGCGCCGCTGCGCAAGGTGCAAGCCGAACTGGAACAGCGCGACGCGCAGCTTGCTGCGCTGACCGAACGGCTGACCGCGATGGAAGCCAACCAGCAGGCCGCGAAGCAACCGCAGAACAATCAACGGCGCTAAGGCAATGCCAGTACAAATCGCGCAGTTCAACTTCGGGCAGGCGATCAATTTCGTCTGCTCGCTGGTGGGCTATCCGGCGTCGCCGGACCCCGCGGGATCGGTGGACACCAAGCACGCGCAGATGCGGGCTGCGCTCACCGATGCCTGCGCGGAACTGCTGGCGCTGCGCGAGTGGCAGGACTTGACTGTCGAGGGCACCATCAGCGTGCTCGCCGACACGGCGGGGCAGAAGCAGAAAGCGTTTGCGCTGCCGGCGGACTTCTATCGCTTCATCGACCAGACACAGTGGAGTTCGCAGGCGCTGACGCCGCTGGTGAGCGGCCCGGCCTCGGCGCAGACGTGGGCACGTTTCAACGCGGTGGGCTACCCCGCGGCGGCGGCGTTCTGGCAGATTCGCAGCGATCAGCTATGGGTGATGGGACCGCCGTTCCCGGACCCGGTGCCGTTCAGCTTCTACTACATCAGCAAGGCGCAGATCATCGATGAGGTCGATCCGACGCTGCGCAAGAACACGCTCGACAAGAACGGCGACCGGTTCGTGCTCGATGCGTACCTGATCGCGCTGCTGGGGCGCAAGAAATGGCTGGAGTGGAACAGCATGTCGTCGGAAGCGGCGACGGCTGACTTCAACACGGCTTTTGCGTCGCGGGCGGGCGCCGACAAGGGCGCGCCGATCCTGTCCATTTCCTACGCGCCGGAAGGCATGGGCCTGATCGGCAACATCGTCGGCACGGCGGGCATTCCCGGCCCCACAGGCGCCGCCAGCACGGTGCCGGGTCCGGCAGGGCCGGTGGGACCAACGGGCGCGCCATCGACCGCGCTAGGCCCCACGGGCGTGACCGGCCCCACTGGAGCTACCGGCCCCCTCGGCGCGACCGGTGCTGCGTCCACGGTGCCGGGGCCAACCGGCGCCACGGGCGCCACGGGCGCAGTCTCGACGGTGCCGGGACCACAGGGCGATCCCGGCCCGATTGGCCCGGTTGGCTTGACCGGCGCCACGGGCGCCACCGGCCCCACCGGGGCCGCGGGTCAGTTCATCATTTCCGATACGCAGCCGACCGGCGTGCCGGCCAATACGGTGTGGTGGCGCTCCAGTGATGGCCGCTCGTTCATCCTTTACAACGATGGCACTTCGCAGCAGTGGGTGGAGTTCGTCGGCGCACCGGGGGCGGGTGGCGGCGGCGGCAGCGCCTTGGTACCCACCACGCTCACCGCACCGGTAGGACCGGCCGGTGGCGCGCTGTGGTGGAAATCCGATGAGGGCCGACTCAAGATTTATTACGACGATGGTACCTCGCAGCAGTGGGTGGATGTGTCGAGTCTTAGCTGATGGCTGCGCTCGACTTCCCCGCAGGGCCGACCGTCGGACAAAGCTACACCGCCAATAGCAAGACGTGGATTTGGGACGGTACGACGTGGGTGGCGCAGGGCGTTGGTCCGACTGGGCCGACCGGTGCCACCGGCACCACATGGGCGGTCAGCGTCAACGCGCAGATCGGCACTACCTACACGCTGGTGGCGGGCGACAACGGCAAGGTGGTCACGCTATCGAATGCGTCGCCAATCACGCTCACCGTCCCGTCGGGCCTGCCGTCTAATTTCGCCTGCGAGATCATCCAACTCGGCGCCGGGAGGGTCACCGTCGCGGGCTCCGGCGCCACCGTCAATTCGGCGAGCGGACTGGTGCTGGCCGGGCAGAACGCCGCCGCGACGATCGTCAACGTCGGCGGCAGCAATGTCTACAACCTGACCGGGGTGCTGGATATTTCCGGCCCGACCGGGGCTACGGGCGGCACAGGTGCAACCGGAGGGACGGGTGCCACCGGCGCTACGGGTGCCACCGGCGCTACGGGCTCGGCGGGCGATTGGTTTTTACTCTCGACCGTCACCACCTCGGGCTCGCAGACCACGGTGTCATTCAGTTCGATCTCGCAGAGCTACACCCACCTGAAGATCATTGCCAAGTGTCGTGATACCAGTTCCGGCGTCGCCGGCGCGAGCGCCACCATCATCTTCAATGCGGACACCACAGGCGCGCATTACTTGGCGCAGTTTTTCTTCGCCAACACAACCTCCGTCACGGCCAACTCGGCAGCGGGGACCAGCGCCGGCGGCTCGGTGTTCCAGTCACCCGGTACCAGCGTCGCCGCTAATGCCTTTGCCTCGTCCGAAACGCTGATTCCGAATTACACCGACACCACGTTCCACAAGTCCTGGCAGAGCCACTCCACCCAGGTGCTGACCAACATATCGGCGTGGCGCTTTGACGGCTGGTGGAATCAGACCAGCGCCATCACCGACATCACTATCACCAAGTCCACCACGGCATTCTTGAACGGCAGCGTGTTCTCGCTCTACGGCATCAAGTGAGCATCTTCCTGCCCCTGATGGCTTACCCGCCGCTGATCAAGCGGGTGCGCTGGAATCCATCGGACAAGGCCACCGACATCGTGCTGACCAATGGGAATTACACCGCCGCGTGCACGTCCACCGGATGTGTGCGCGCGACGGTATCGCGCGGCACCTCCGGCAAATACTATTTCGAGGTGCGCGTCGACACCGTGTCATCGCATTTCCCGATGATCGGCGTCATGACGGGTGCGTCCAGCTTGTCGCAACAAGGCCCTGGTGTCACTTTCACCGGCGGCTGGAGTTGGCAGGCCGACAACAACAACACCTGGGACAACACGGTCGCGGCTTCTACTACCAGCACGAACTTCACGACCGGCGACGTGATCCAGGTGGCGATTGACTTCACCGCCGGGAAGATCTGGTGGGGCAAGAACAACGCCTTTATCAATTCTGGCAACCCTGCCGCCGGAACCAACGCGCGCTACAGCGACATCAGCGGCACGCTGTATCCGGCGGTGGGATTCAACGCGCCCGCCGCTCTGTGTACCGGGCGCTTCGCCCTCTCGCAGTTCACCTATTCACCGCCCAGCGGTTTTAGCTCCTGGGAATGAGGAAATCATCATGGAACGTCGTCCCAGCACCAAGCCCGTCGATCCTAACTGGAAGCCGGCGCAGACCTATCCGTCATCGCTGAAGATGGTGGAGGACTTGCAGGCGCACCAATACGCCTACAAGGTCATGCTCGATGGCGGCGACGTGGTGCAGTTCTCGCTCAATCCGCCGCCGGTACTGAACTACTACACCTAGGCTGACTGCGCGAAACATCGTGATTAATTTTCCCGATAGCCCTACCAACGGCCAGCCGTTCACGGCGGCGGGCAAGACGTGGGTCTATGACGCAACGGTGCCGGCGTGGACCGGGGGCACGCCGCAGGGTGCGCCGGGACCGGTTGGACCGGTTGGCCCCCCTGGTGCCACCGGGCCTACCGGGCTGCAGGGCGATCCTTCAAACGTGCCGGGGCCACAGGGGGTTACAGGTGCGACCGGCGCCACGGGTGCCACCGGGTTGCCGGGCGCCCCGTCAACGGTGCCGGGGCCAACCGGCGCCACGGGCGCCGCCGGGCCAACTGGCGCTACGGGGGCCACAGGCGCCACCGGCACGGGGGTGTGGACCTGATGGCCGCGCGTAACGCACTCGCAGCGCAGCCGCAGCGCTATCAGGGCGGCATGTTCCCGGCCCCTTTAAAGGGGCTCACGGTGCGCTACACGCTGAACGCGCAGGACGCCAACACCGCGCTGATCCTGCGCAACGTGCTGTGTCGCCGCTACGGGGTCGAACTGCGCCGGGGATATCGCCGCTGGACCACCAATCTTCCCGGTGAAGTGCGGTCCTTGATGTCCTATCTGCCGCCACGCGCGACCAGCAGCGTGCAACTGCCGCGGCTGTGGGCGGCGTGTGACAACGGCAGCGTGTACGACGTATCGGTGACGACCCCCGAGGGCAGCGTGCCGGCGGCAGCAGCCACCATGCCGGCGCAGGTCAATCCCGGCGTGTTCAGTTGGACCAATTTCAGCGCGGGCGGCGAGAACTATCTGGTGGCTTGCGCCGCGGGTGCCGGCGTGTGGACGTTCGATGCCGTGGGCGGCTGGGTGGATCGCACCGCTGCGATCACCGGCACCGATGCTAGCAAGTTCGACTTCGTGATGGTGTGGAAAAACCGGCTCTGGTTCATCGCCCTCAATTCCAACATCGCGTGGTATCTGCCGGTGCTGTCGGTGCAGGGCGCCGCTAGCAAGTTCGACTTCGGCCCGTTGCTGGTGTTCGGCGGCGATCTGGCCGCGATGGCCTCGTGGACGCTCGACGCGGGCGACGGCGTGGACGATAAGCTGGTGATCGTCGGGCGCGGCGGCGACGTGCTGGTGTACGAAGGGACCGACCCGGCCGACGTGGCGACCTTCCGCATCGCCGGGCGCTGGGCGGTTGGGCACGTGCCGGTGGGACGGCGCTTCCTGTCCAAATATGGTGGCGACCTCGCCATCATCACCCCCAACGGGATCGAGCGCATGAGCCAGCTAACCGCGGCGCGTGGGCTCAACGTGCCGGCGGGCGAGCTTGGTGGCACCGAGGATTGGATACGCTACATGGAGCGCATCGCGCAGGATGTGCGCGAAACCTATCAGTCGCCGTTCTGGCAGTTGGTGCATTTTCCCGGCGAGCAATGCGCGATCGTG